AGGAATTGAAATGCCCTTGACAAGCATTTGAATAGGGGTTTATAAAGGGGGGTAAGGGGGGATCTCTTGTTAACACAGAATAGAATTACAAAGAAACAGAAGCTATTAGTTGATACGATCGTAGCAAGTGGTTGTAGTGTAACTAAAGCTAGTGCCATAGCAGGATACGCAAAAGGTGAATCAGGTAGAGTGACAGCCAGTAAGACTTTAAGACTGCCTCATATCCAAGAGTATATGCAACAAAGGGTTAGAGAAAGTATAGGATTGAATGCTACGAAAGCATCTAATAAGATGTTACAGCTAAGCAGTAGTGCTAAGAGTGAGTATGTTCAGCTTGAAGCTAGTAAAGACATACTAGATAGGGCAGGGTATAAGCCTATAGAGAAGTCCATGAACTTAGTGACTGGTAATATAAATGTAAGTATAGACTTGACATAGATTGATGGGTAGAGCTACAGATAGATATGCAAAGTATGATATACTAGGGGTGGGGGTAAAAATGTGTGCAAGTACTACTACAACACGACCCACACAAACATTAATAGCTGAAAAGGTACGTTATGGCTAAGACACCTGCATGGACAAGAAAAGCTGGGAAGAATCCTAAGGGTGGATTAAATGCAAAGGGTCGTGCCTCATATAAGGGTGGCACATTGAAAGCACCAGTTAAGAGTGGTGACAATCCTAGACGAGCTTCTTTTTTGGCTCGTATGGCAGGAATGAGAGGTCCAGAGAAAGATGCTAAAGGCAAACCTACTAGATTATTATTATCGCTTCGTGCATGGGGTGCTTCGAGTAAAGCAGATGCTCGTGCAAAGGCTAGAGCAATATCGAAACGAAACAAAGCAAAGAAAAAGGCTTGACGAGACTAAAAGAAAAGTTGAAGTATTAAGGAAACAACTTAAAGAAAGGAAAGCTAAAATGCCAATGGGTAAAGGAACATATGGAACTACTAAGGGTAGACCACCAAAGAAGAAGATGACTGCAAAGCAAAAGACATTACCTGCTTCTTTACAGAAAAAAATTATGGCATCTAAGAAGAAGAAGTAGATGGCAGTTAATGCAGCAGGTAATTACACTAAGCCTACAATGAGAAAGGCTTTGTTTAATAGGATCAAAGCGAGTAACAAAGGAGGCAGATCAGGACAATGGTCTGCTCGTAAGGCACAGATGTTAGCCAAACAATATAAGGCTAAAGGTGGTGGTTATAGATAATGGCACTTGCTAAATCACAAAGGTCGCTTCGTGCTTGGACAAGACAAAAGTGGAGAACGAAATCAGGTAAACCTAGTACACAAGGGTCAAAGGCAACTGGCGAACGTTATCTACCTGAAAAAGCAATTAAGGCTTTATCTTCCAGTGAATACTCCAAGACTACGGCTCTTAAACGCAAAGCAATTAGAGCAGGTAAACAAGTATCTAAACAGCCCAAAAAGATTGCAAGAAAAACGAAAAGCTATCGATCTTATTCATAGGTTAAAAGAATGATTAATATATATTTCGAACTATTTAGATTTTTTAATAAGATAGGTAATTATTTTTATAATAAATACTGTAGGGCATTACACAGCAAACAAGTGAGTCGCAAAACAAGAGTTGTTAAATGACATTCTTACATACTTTAAAGGTTGAAGAAAGACGAATACTTCGTGAAGTTGTAAAGCGAGTTCACCTGAAACATCACCCTGAACAATTCTGTACTGATAGGGAAGCCGACAAAGTAATAGCTGTCATTGGTCCTGAGACTGTAGATACTCTTTTGAGAGTCGGAGTTAATACCAAAATTGATACAGTTTAAATACAAACCTGATGGTCAAGTCATAAAAGACTTTATGAAAGACAATACATTTTTTCGTGGCATCAGAGGTCCAGTTGGTAGTGGCAAGTCTGTTGCTTGTAGTATAGAAATATTTAGAAGAGCCTTAATGCAAGAGCCTGATAAGAATGGCAGAAGAAAAAGCAGGTGGGCGATTATCAGAAACACTAACCCACAACTCCGTACCACAACGATTAAGACTTGGCTTGACTGGTTTCCTGAGAATGAATGGGGAAAGTTTATGTGGTCAGTTCCCTATACACATATGATAACAGCAGGTGACTTGGAGATGGAAGTTATATTCCTTGCACTTGACAGACCTGAAGATGTTAAAAAATTACTTTCGTTAGAACTTACTGGTGTATGGGTCAACGAAGCTAGGGAAATACCTAAGTCAATTATTGATGCTTGTACTATGAGAGTTGGCAGATATCCTAGTGTTAAAGATGGTGGTGCATCTTGGAGTGGTGTTATCTGTGATACTAACAGTCCTGAAGAAGATCACTGGTGGTCTATTATGAGTGGCGAAGTTCCAGTTCCAGACCATATAACTTTGGAAGAAAGTCGTATGTTAATTAAGCCTGATAACTGGCAGTTCTTTACACAACCTAGTGGTATGCTTGAAGAAAAAGATGAAGATGGTTCTGTCACTGGATACAAGCCAAACAAAAATGCAGAGAACAGACATAATATATTAGAGTCATACTATCCTAACTTGGTACAAGGAAAGACTAAGAGTTGGATAGATGTTTATGTAATGAATAGGCTTGGTAGTATCCAAGATGGTAAGCCAGTTTATAATATGTTTGTTGCCGATACCCATGTTGCAAAAGAAGAAATACCAGTAGCAGATGGTGTTCCAGTATATATTGGATTGGACTTTGGACTTACTCCTGCTGCAGTCTTTGGTCAAAAGGTTAGAGGCAGATGGAATATACTACAAGAGATTGTAGCTTTTGATATGGGTATTGTTAGGTTTGCAGAATTGTTAAGAGCAGAAATAGCAACACGATATGCAAACTGTGAGGTGCATATCTATGGTGATCCTGCAGGAGACTTTAGATCGCAGACAGATGAATCTACACCTTTTCAGGTTTTAAGAGGTGCAGGATTGAGTGCCAGACCTACAATGAGCAATGATGTTGCCTTAAGAATTGAATCTGTGGCATCTGTACTAAATAGAATGGTTGATGGGTTATCAGGAATTTTGATTGACTTTAGGTGCAAAGAATTGGTAAAAGGGTTTGAGGGTGGTTATCAATATAGACGTATGCAGGTTTCAGGTGAACGATATGAAGATAAACCTCTCAAAGACCGATACTCACATATCCATGATGCTTTGCAGTATTTGATGTTGGGGTCAGGCGAGGGAAGGCAGGTACTAGGCATGAATAAAAAGATTGAAACTTTTAATGCTAGAGTAGAGTATGATGTCTTTAATCGTAGACCAAAGCAACAAAAGAGGCAGGGTCTATGGGCAAGAATGTAAGGAGAAGCTATGTGTTTACCAAGTGGTAGAAGTTCTCCTCCTCCTCCAACTAAAGAGGAGAAGGAAGAAGAAATGGAAAGAGAAGCAGTAAAAGAAATTGAAACTGAAAAGAGAGCAGATGCTCGACAAGATGTGCTTGAAGAAAATATCTCTCGAAAAAGAAAAGGTAGTGGTAGACGATCTTTGCTAAGAGGTTCAGGTGGTGGCATAGGTTTCTACAACGAATACGATAACTAATGCACGAAAAAACTGTAAGTCAAATGTTGCAAAGATATGAGAAAGCTCTTTCTGTAAGGTTAGAGTTTGAAGATCTTTATGATGAAATCTTTGAGTATTGTTTGCCACAACGTCAGGGTTTTAAAAACTATTCGGCAGGTGAAAGACGAGATGACAAGATCTTTGATGAGACTGCAGTTGTAGGTATTCAAGAGTTTGCATCAAGACTTCAGTCAGGATTGACACCTAACTTTGCAAGATGGGCAGACTTTGTTACTGGTCAGGAAGTTCCTGAAGAAGAAAAAGATGATATCAATAATGCACTTGATGGTGTCACTGATTATGTATTTGAGATATTGCAGACATCAAACTTTGCTCAAGAGATACATGAATGCTTTATAGACTTGGCACTAGGTACTGCAGTCCTTTGTGTTATGGAAGGTGATGCAGTTAATCCCATTAGGTTTCAATCAATCCCATTGCCTCATGTAGTTTTAGATACTGGACCTGATGGCAAGGTCGATCATGTATATCGTGAACGTATGTTAAAGAATGAAGATATACCAGTTGCCTATCCTAATGCAGTCTTGACTCCACAGATGGCAGATAGAATAACTAGAAATCCTGAAAGTAAAACTAAGATACTTGAGGTATCATGTAGATTATATGATGATCCTAATGTTGAAAAGTATGGATACTATGTCATAGATGTAGCAGATAAAGTTATGATAATGACTGAGATCTATACTGGTGTAGGATCAAATCCATTTATTGCATTTAGATGGAGCAAGGCAAGTGGCGAAGTATATGGCAGAGGTCCTGCATTAAATGCTCTTAGTGCAATCAAAACTTGTAACCTTACTATAGAAATGATTTTAGAAAATGCACAGATGTCTATATCAGGTATCTATCAGATTGATGATGATGGTGTAATTAATGTTGATACAATCAACCTAGTCCCCGGCACAGTGATTCCTAAAGCACCAAACTCACAAGGGTTGCAACCAATAAGATCAGCAGGATCATTTGATGTGGCTAACCTTATTTTAAATGATATGAGAAATAATATAAAGAGAGCTTTGTATAATGATATGTTAGGTGATCCCAACAGAACACCTGCATCAGCTACCGAAGTTGCAGAACGTATGGCAGATCTGTCTCGTAAGATAGGATCAGCATTTGGCAGACTGCAATCTGAGATGGTGCAACCATTATTACAAAGAGTTGTCTATATATTACAGAAGCAGGGTCGGATAGAAATGCCGACAGTTAATGGTAGAGAAGTAAAGATTCGTAGTGTTTCTCCCCTAGCACAAGCACAATCCAATCAGGATATTGTGTCACTGAATAGATTTCTACAAACTGTGGCAGGATCATTCGGTCCTGAGATTTTAAATATATTAATATCTTCAGAAGAAACTGCATTGTATCTAGCCAAAAAGTTTGGTGTACCTGATAACTTAATAAGAGATGCAGATGAAAGACAGCAGTTAGTACAGATGGCACAGCAAGTACAACAGATGCAACAACAAGGAGAGTTACCAAATGCCTCAACACTTGGGGGTTGATGGATACCCTAGATCCAAAGAACAAGACGAACAAATTTCAAAAGTAATAGAATCAGTATTCAAAACTCCTAATGGCAAGGAGATGTTACAGTATTTAAAGTCAGTTACTATCGAAGCAATTAGTGGTGCTAATATATCTGATGCAGAACTTAGACACCTAGAAGGGCAAAGATATTTAGTGGCTTTAATAGTCAAGAGAATCAATCATGCAATGAGGTTAAAACAATGAGTGAAGAACAAGTTACACCAACAGAATCTGCTACAGATACCCCAACAGAAACTACTGCACCTCCAAGTGTTACTGAGTCTGTAGCAGAACCAACAAGACCTGAAGGACTACCTGAGAAGTTTAATACTTGGGAAGATATGGCTAAGTCATATTCTGAGATGGAGTCTTGGAAAGGTAAAAAGACTGAGGATATAAAAGCAGAAGTCTTGCAAGAACTAGAGACAGAAGCCTACTCTAACAGACCTGCAAGTTCAGGTGACTATCAAATACCTGAAGTATTAGATGAGGGTGAAGCTGCAACTAATCCACTTCTTAAATGGTGGGCAGATTATTCTTGGGAGAATGGCTTATCACAAGATGAGTTTAATGAGGGAATAACTAAATGGGCAGAGCATACTGGATCAAATCAACCTGACCTTGAAGCTGTAAAGAAAAGTCTAGGTGACAATGCTAACCTAAGAGTAGAAGCTACACAGTTATTTGTGCAGAAGTTTTTTCCTGAAGAGTTGCAAGATGCAGTTGCAGAACTGGGATCAACAGCAGAGGGAATCAAAGCATTAGAACTAATACAAAGATCAATGCAACAAACTAATGTTAATCCACAAGCCACTGCACCTGCTAAAACAACTATTGAAGATCTTATGACTAAGATGAAAGATCCTAGATACTATGATCCTACAAGAAGAGATAGGGCATTTGTTCAAGAAGTGACAGATGGCTTTAAGAGAATTTAAAGGCGAGGGTATCTATGATGGATACCCAATCGTCAAAGCCAAAGTAAGTCATGTAGATTACCTGCAAAATAACTTAAGAGATGCAGATGTTAGGGAGTGCATTATACATGGTGCTACTCCTTTTCGTGCATTGATGGCAGGTATTAGAGAACCAAATGGCGAAAGTTATACTGTAATGGTAGACAAAAAACCTGCTTTAATGTTTGGTTGCAACCCAATATACAGTAATATGATAGGTAAAATATGGGCATTAGGCACATATGATATTGAAAAAATACAAAGAAAGTTTTTAAAATGGTGCAATCCAGTAGTGGATTACTACCAAAAACAATATTATCAACTAGAAAATGTAGTACCTGCAGACCATGCCAATACCTTATCATGGCTTGATTTCGTAGGTTTTGAGATTCTTGATCCACCAGTTATGATAAATGGTTTTGCAGTTTTACGATTTGTACGTTGCAAAGGCGAAGAAATTTTGGTAAACAAAGAATATAGCCCAGTTGTTAGCTGATAGCCCTTACGGATAACTAGATGATGCTAAGATGGATAACTAGATAAAATGTAACATTAACTTTTTTGAGGAGAACTATAATGGCTAATACAATAGACACAGCCTTTATTACGCAGTTCGAGACAGAAGTTCATTTAGCTTATCAAAGAATGGGTAGTAAATTAAGAAATACTGTCCGTACTGTAGCTAATGTGAGTGGAAGTACAGCACGATTTCAAAAGATCGGTACTGGAACTGCATCAACTAAATCCAGAAATGGACAAGTAACACCAATGGAATTGGCACACACCACAGTAGATGTGAGTATGTCTGACTTCTATGCTGCTGAATTTATCGATAAGTTAGATGAATTAAAGACCAACATAGATGAGAGACAAGCTGTTGCAACAAGTGCTGCGGCTGCTCTTGGTCGAAAGACTGACGAGATCTTATATACTGCTATGGACTCAGGTGCTAATAGTTCAGCATTGCATGACACAAGTTCTGCAGTTGAAAAGGCAGACTTACTAAGTGCGTTTGAAACCTTTGGTACAAATAACATACCTGAAGATGGTGGCAGATATATTGCTATGCACCCAAAGGGATATGCTGACTTATTTTTAATTACTGAGTTTGCATCATCTGACTTTGTTGGTGAGCAAAACTTACCATTCGCAGGTGGCATGAGTATGAAAGAGTTCTTAGGATTTAAGATATTCTCTACTGCTGCAATTACTGCAGGTAAGAATATGGTCTATCATACAAGTGCAGTAGGATTAGGTATTGGTGCTGACGTAAGTACAGAACTAAATTATATACCTGAGAAAGTATCTCACTTAGCAACCTCAATGATGTCTATGGGTGCTGTTGTTATTGATAACAATGGTGTCTATGAACTTCTTGATAACAATTAATAGGAGGATCAAATGGCTTACGCAGCAAGTGGACTTCATAAAATGGCAGGTGCTAGTGGTGTTCAACTCTTTATCTACCAAACAGCAGATGCTATTGCGACTGTAAATACTGCAGGGTATTTTAATGATGCAGCAGGTATGCTGAATATTAGAGATCTCATTATAGTGATGGATACTAATACACCAACAACAAGTTTTGTTTCAGTTTTATCTAATACTGGATCAGTGGTTGACGTTTCAGACGGAACTGCTGTAGCAGAAACAGACTCAGACTAAAGGGAGGGGGAGCAATCCCCCTTATCTTACATGGCAAGTACTGTAGCAAATTCAGCAATTGATATAGCATCTAGGGCATTAGTTCTTATAGGTGCAGAACCAATTACATCTTTTGACTCATCTAGTACTGAAGCATTGGTAGCAAGTAATATGTATGAAGATACTGTTCGTGCTACATTGGCTACAGCAAGATGGAGGTTTGCATCAGAACAAGCTGTACTAAATCAACTTACAGATAAACCCACTGGTAGATTTGATATTGCTCATCAACTACCAAGTGATCTTCTTGTTCTTCATGGTGTAACTATCAGTGATAGATTAATAGAATATACTGTGTATGGTGACAAAGTATTTAGTGATTCAACTACTGCTGACACTTTGATAGCAGACTATACATTCAGAGCAGAAGAAGTAAACTTCCCAAGTTATTTTTCATTAGCATTGCAATACTCATTGGCATCTATCTTTGCAACATCTATAGCAAGAGATGATAGGCTTATGCAGTTAATGGAAACAAAAGCAAATATGTTAATGGCAAAAGCTAGAAACTTAGATGCACAACAACAGACAACAAGAAAACTATCAACTTCAAGATTCATTACAAATAGGAGAAGTTAAATGGCAAGAGTAAGAGTGCCATTAAATAACTTTCAGTTTGGAGAAGTTAGTCCTGCACTTACATCAAGAACAGATACTAAAGTATATACTAATGCTGCAGAGCAAGTAAGAAACTTTTTTATTAGATCAGAGGGTGGTCTAAAGAAAAGAACTGGCACAAAAAGACTTGCTAACTTTGGAAGCAACCCATCATTTACAGCAACAGCAAGTCTTAGACAGAGTGTTCGAATAGAACCATTTATATTTTCAGATGATGAAAAATATATAATAGCCTTTAGTAATACACGAATAGAGATCTTTCAGATAAATCCCAGTACTGGTGCAGTGGCATCTGTTCAGGCAATTACCAGTCAATCATGGTTAGTGAATACAACATCAGCATCTTATCTTGAAGAGATTACCTTTGCACAACAAGGCGATCTAATGTTTATATGTCACAATACATTTCAGACTAGAATATTAGAACGTACTGGTCTTACAACTTTTGCAGTATCTACATTTAACTTTGATACATCACGAGATGATGAAGATATATTCCAACCATACTTTAGTTTTCAACCATTAGGTATGACTATGAGTTGTAATGCAACTACTGGAACAAGTAAGACCCTTACTGCTAGTGCTGATTACTTTGTGTCAGGTCATGTTGGTGTAGATCTTTTGATAGGTGAAACTCGTTGTCGTATTACTGCAGTAGCTAGTGCAACATCTGCTACAGTAGATATAGCAGGTACATTAAGACAGCAGTTAGAAATAGATAGTATAAAAACATTTGAAGGTAGTGGTACAGTAAGAGTTACCAAAGCCTTACATGGTTTAGCAACCAGTGCATCTATAACAATAGAAAGATCAGGTGCAGTTGGTGGTATTGCTAATAGTAATATCAATGGAAGCAGAACTATAACTGCTGTTCCTGATGAAAATACATTTGAATTTACTGCAGGTGGCAGTGCTACTGCTACATCTAGTGCCATTGGTGGAGGTAGTCCTCGTATTGTTACTGGTGCAGCTACTACTGAGTTTAGTGAAATGAGTTACTCACCCTTGAGAGGATATCCTGCGGCAGTTACATTTCATCAAAATAGATTATGGTTTGGTGGTACACTGGCACAACCTGATGGTATATGGGGTAGTAAGTCAGGACAGTTCTTTAACTTTGATGTAGGAGATGCAAGTGATAATGATGCTCTTGATCTTACTGCAAACGTAGGTGAGATATTTTCTATCAGACATTTGGTATCAAACAGAGATTTACAAGTCTTTACTACTGGTGCTGAGTTATTTGTTCAAGCACCAACTGATAAACCAGTGACACCTGCTAACGCACAGATACGCAGACAAACTCCTTATGGTGCATCATTTGTAAAACCTACAGTGTTTGATGGTGCGACTTTGTTTATACAGAAAACTGGTAGTGCATTGAGAGAGTTTCTATTTACAGACTCAGAGGCAGCATATACATCTGTGGCTGTATCAGGTCTTGCACCTCATTTAATATTAGATCCAGTACAGATGACATCAATCAAAGGTGCATTGAATAGAAGTGAGTCATATGCTTTTCTTATAAATAATGATGGCACTATAGCTGTATTCTATTCTGTTAGAGGAGATCAAAAAGCAGGGTGGACATTGTGGGATACACAAGGAACATGGCATAGTATATGTGCAGTGCATGAAAGATTGTTTGTAGTTTGTGCTAGAGATGATGGATCAGGTACTACCAAGTTGTTTCTTGAGGAGTTCCAAACAGATATGCCTATGGATTTCTGTGATACATTTAGTGGGAGCAGTAGTGCCTTTGGTAGTTTGGGGTCACACTTTGCCAATGATGCAGTCGTAAAGGCTACAAATGGTAATGACTTTCTTGGATCATTTACTGTATCAGGTGCAGCAATAGATGCTAGTGCAGTAAAGAGTGGATTGTCTCAGGCATTTATTGGATATTCTTTTACACCTACACTTAAGACTTTACCTATAGATGCAAGTATACAAGGTGGTCCTTTGACTGGTGAGCCTAGACAAATACCTAAAGTCGTATTAGATTTGTTCTCAACATTAGCAGTTAGTGTTCAAGGCCCAAGTACAACATCAACAACAAGAGACTTGGTTATCAGGAATACTACAGATACAGTGTCAGGTGGCTTGATGGAAAGGTCTGCTGTTACTGGCAAAGAGGAGTTTAGGTTATTGGGATATAGTCGTGATCCAAGAGTTATAGTATCACAGTCTTTTCCTTTGGATTTACAGATTAACGGAATGATAGTAGAGGTGGCATTTTGATAGAACTAGCAATAGCATCAGCATTTGTTTCAGCAATGGGATATCAACAAGCAGGTAAAGCAGCTAAGATGGAAGGTGCTTTAACTGCTCGTAATATAAAGACTCAAGGCAAAATAAGAAAATTACAAGCCTTACAAGAACATAATGATATTATGGCAAACTTAAAATCATTTAAAGATCAAAATGCTGCATTAGCAGGAACTACTGGTAGAGCCGAAGATAGATCATATAAGGCATTAATAAAGAAAGCTGAAGAAGATAATAAAACATTAGCACAAAGATCAAACTATCAAAATCTTGCAGAGCAAAGCAAGTATTCTCAACAAGCAGTTATGGCAGTTACAAAAGCCAACAATATATCTAGGGCATATAGATATAAAGCATTTGGCACAATACTGAGTGCAGGATACAAAGCAAGTACTATGACTGGTGGTGGTATGGGTACAAGTAGAAGTGGAACTTATACATAATGGCAGAGTTTATTAGATCAAAACCTACTACATTTAGAAATAAACCAGTTGGTGTTGTTCGTGCTGACACTGGTGCAATTCAATTAGGCAATGCAGTTGCAGAATTAGGTAACTCTATGCAAAAAGTTTTTTGGGAAGAAGCTAGACAAGATGCTATAAAAGATGATGTGCAAAGAGCAAAGACATTAGCTGTTGCTGATAATGGTAAAGTTATATTTGAAAAAGCAAACTTTACGCAGGTAGGTACACCTTATGCAGAAAAAATATTAGCTCAAAGATATAGTGATGCTATTGGACTTATGGCTAAAGGTGAGTTTGCAAAGTTACAAAGTGAAAACAGATATGATAAAGATACATTTGATACACAAGCAAATGGGTATATAGAAGCTCATGTAAAAAGTTTTAAAGATAATGGCATGGAACAATACATACCTGACTTTATAACTAAGATTACAAATCAAAAAGTTCTTCATTCTAATAAAATATTAAATGACACTATTGCAAGAGATGAAAGAGTTGCAGCACAAAATACATTATTGACCACTAGAGATAATATAAATTCACTAGCAACCCTTACATATACAAAAGGAAACCTTGAAAAGAGTGATATAGAAGTAGAAGGTCCTGAAGTATTTACTCAAATAGATACAGATATAAATGAAACTGTTAATGAAATAACAGATAATATTAATAGTCTTGTGCAAGATGGACATATCAAAGCACCTGCTGCTGCTGATTTATTTTCAGAACTAAGAAGAAGTCAGGCACTTGGAACTGTGAGACAAGTAGTTGATCGACTTGGTGAAAATGGTACTGCTATAAAAGGCATTGAACAGCTTATGCAAAGTAAGTATCCATCACAAAAACTTATTAATACAATTATAGAAATATCAGATGGTGCTGTTACTATAGATGATTTACAAAAAGTATTTGATCTTAAGAACAATTTAAATCTCTCAAGAACTGATATGGGCATTATTACTCGTGAAATTAGTAATAGATCAGGTGATGCAGATAAACTAATGACTGCAATGGGAGATGATTATGCTACATCAAACTTTGCTAATTTATTAAATGGATCTGCAACATCACCTACTATTTTACAGAATAATGATAAAACAAGAGATGGTTTAAATGCAGGTTTAAGCAAAGAGTTAGGCACAAAAATTACATCTATGAACTTATTAACTATGCCACAAGAGCAATATGATATGGCATTACGAATGGTAAGAACACAACCTGTTGTACCTACATCAATGCACGAATTATTTAAACACCCTGATATAACAACATTAACTGCTTTGGAAGGTGCTACACGATCACAAAAAACACAGTATCTTAATAGGGTATTAGATATGTGGAAAAATACTGCATATACAAAAGATGGTCGATCAAAGTTAAAAGGATATGATGATGAATACTTTAAGTTTATTGCTATTGATGCAGTAGCTAGGGCTAATGGTGGTGACATAGTTGATGCTTTTAATTATTTTTCTAGGATACCTGCTACTGAAAAAGATATTAATGAAAATATAAAACTTGTTGTTCAAGAGTTTTTACCTGAAGCTACCACTACTTCTGTTGATAAAAGTCTTGAATCTGTATTAGCCAAGACAGATGTAAAGGCACAACATTGGAATCAAATGAAGCCTTATGTCCAAAAACTATTAGTATTTAAGAGATTAAAAGGTATTGGCAATGAAAAAATGGCAGAGTTTAATCTTGAGAATATGATTGATGTAATCAATGGCACTTATGATAAGTTATATATTGAAGATGAAACTATTTATGATGTGCAAAATCTAGGACTAAACGATCAAAGAACTAGATTTTCACCACAAAGAAAATATGTAGATGGCAACTATGATAAGTTTAAATTGTATGTAAACAATATGGTTGCTGAAACAACAAAGGTAGATGGTATTTTAGGATCAGAGTATTTTCTTTTGCCTGATTATAGAAATTCACAGTTTGGAGATCAAGCATACACAATAGTAAATGCAAATGGTATTCCAATATTAAATAATGAAGGTGTTGAAATATATTTTAACACTAAAGAATTTGATAAACAGTTGAGTTATGATGCAGAAGAAGCAAGAAAAAGAAGTATAAATCAAGTTTATAATTCAAGACTTTCTAAATTAAATGCAAAAGTGCCACCATCAGATCTCTCTTTATGGAAACCAAATGTCCAAAATATAAAGTTTGCTGACTTTATTGGTAATGATAAAAGAGATCCTACTTATAACTCAACATTTAAATCAATAAAAAATCTTGAAACACCTATTATTTCAGGTGACTATGAATTAGCATCTGGAACTTTTAAATCAAAGTCACAACAAGAGTTTGAGGACTATGATAAATTTGGTGTAAGACAACAAGCAGGTACAAATAATCGTGTAGTTGATATACTGCAAAAGGGTACACTTAAAGAAGATGGCACAAGAGATAAATCATTTTCAGAATATGTTAATGGATTAGAAGATAGTTATATTGAAAAAAAGATAGCAGGTAAAGGATTTGAAAATCCATCTTGGCAATTAATAACTCGTGCCGAAACAATGAAAGAAGGTATGTTAGATGCATTAAGAGATATAAAAAGTTCTTTATTAACTCCTGATGTAGCTGTTGAAATACAAGATAACTTAATAGATATAGTAAACTATACTTCAGAAAAAGAAGATTTTAAAGTTGCACCATATATAGATGCTAACACATTATCTATTGGTAGAGGTTTTAATATACAATATCTTACCGATCAAGATTATGAAAAGATGTCAGATAATTTAGCATCAATGTTAAAACCACTTCAAGCATGGCTTAACTCAACACCCAAACGAACTACTGCACAACTTGTAGAAAAGATGAATGAGTTTAAAAGAAACTTAGGCGGATCAGAGGGCATGAAACAACAAGTAGCTGATTTAATTTATACAGATAAAATAAAAAAAATATATGAACAGTATAGTACTGAGTTTACAAATTTTGGAGAATTAGCTGTTGATAGACAAAAAGCTTTAATTGATTTTTCATATCAGTTTGGACATGACAGATTAAAGAGAGACTTTCCAAAGTATTATGAATCTATAACAAAAGCCATACTTACAGAAGATCCTGATTTAAGATCGTATTATTTTAGACAAGCAGGATTTCATCAAGCATATAATTATGGTGAGTTTGGTAATACAAAAACATTAATACATAATCAAACAAGAAGCAGAGTTGGAGATAGAACTGGATTATTAGGGTTTTCTATAAGAGATGGTAGTAACTTTATGGATCAGGAGTACAATTAATGAGATTAGAATATACTGGTACAAAACCACAAGGTTTTAATCCTACTGGTGATCTTGCTACTCTTGTTGAGCCATTACATTCTATTTATCCTGATAGTGAGGGTAGAGTTGATCCAACATTTTTTGAAGGATTTAAAGCTAATTTTAAATATCAATGGTTGCCTATAACAAATTCTACTGCAGAATATTTTAATTTTATAGATACACCATATGATGAATCTTTTGATTGGCTTGGTGAAATACAAAAGAATGAAGATTATTTTTTTGCTGATGAATTATCAAGAGCCAAAAACATGGAGCATTATCAATACATTAAAAATGATTTAATGGCTATGCAACAGAATCGTGAGGTGTTTCAACGATCAGGTATAGGTGCAACATTAGTGGCAGGTGTTGTTGATCCATTAAATATTGCTTTCTTCCACCCAGTTTTTAATACTGGGATAAGAGCAGCATGGGCAGCTAAGTCTGCTTTTGGTGTGGCAAAGGAATCAGGCAAGATAGGTTTTTTGTTTGGTATGGGGAGTGAAGCATTACGAGCGCCTTTTGATCCATTTAACACATATGCTGAATCAGTAACAAACATTGCAGGTAATACAGTATTTGCAGGATTGCTTGGTGGTGGTGCAAGAGGAGTTACAAATAAATTTAGTAATATAGTAGCTAATCATAAAGCTAAAAAGAATCCTGATGCTAAAATAGGTAATAATAATTATAATTTAAAACAAACTATTATAGATGGTTTGAGTCAAGGTAAGCAGTTTCCTGATTATGTTTTTCATAGAACAACTAGAAATGTAAATATTAATAAGCAAGGTTTAACTTCAGGAGGTGTGCAAGGTAATAATCCTATAGAAGATATGGGTTATGGTGATGTTGTTTATGTTTTTAAAAGAGAGGACTTTCCGTTTGATAAAGGCTTTGATGGTGCTGATGTTGCTTTTATAAAAGAGGGATACACACCTGCTAAACCAGTTACAGCTTTTCATATAGACGAAATTGTAGATTCACAAGGTAGATACAAACAAGGTGGATCACGAACAGATGAACTGGGAGATGATCGAGTTCAAGAAGAAGCATATAGGAAAGCAATAGGACAGAGCAAAGAACAATATTATGGTGCTGAAGTTTTAAAAGCAGAAAGACAGAACTTTGAAGAACAAGTAAAGTTATTAGATAAAGACTTTAGAATGAATCAAAAGTTTGATGTGCCACTTGATAAAGAGCCAGTAATGAAAGGTTCTTCATTAAAAGAATTAACTATAGATAAACTTAGTTTTTTAAACAAGTTGATTCCATCAAGACGTTTGCACTTTGGTAAATATGATGGTCAGGAAGCACCTGCAAGTGTTAGAGATATTAATATGCAGATTGCTTTTAATGGTGCAGTAGGTATGAAAGGTAGACCAGTACAATCTATAGATGTTATGCAACAAGTATATAATGCTAAAGGTTTAGAGGTTGAGCAATTTATTGACAATCTTTATATGCAACAGTTTTACAAAACACAAGGTACTGGCAAGATTGCAGGTGTAGATTATATATCTCCATATCAGTTTGCACAAGACAAGTTAGGTAAACAATTACAAACTAAATATTATAATGATGCTACACAAGATTACTTTAAAGCTATGCCATCTAAAGAAGAATTTAGAGCTGAAATAGTTGAATTACAAATATTGAATGGTAATCCATCTTGGAATAAATCTTATTTTGCAAACCTGCCTGAATATAAGAGACAAGGCATGGAACGTATATCTAAATTTTATAGAGACTTTGATGAGTTGGCACAAGATGTAGGAGTATTTCATACACCTGAAAGTGTAAAGACTGCACAAATAAAACTACAAGATCGTATTGATGAACTTGGTGAAAAGATTAAATCTGAAAGAGATCCTGCCTCTAAAGAAATATTTAGATTGAGTATGAAACAACTTTTGGAAAAAAAATCTTTCTATGATGGCTATCAACAAACTCGTAATAATTATAAGTGGGCAATCTATTATGACAAGATGATGCTTATGAATGATCCTGAACAACAAAAAAAATTGGCAGGTGTGTTTGCCGATCATTATTTAGGTCAAGGTTTTATTACTAGATGGACTGGAACAAGTAATGAAAGACTACCAATAACAAGTTTGGAACAAGCACAAAAAGCTGCAGATGAAGATGTGTCACACATTCTTTCTATGGGTGATGATCCTATGGGATATAGTACACCACTTGGTATTGGTAAAGGTAAACATATAATGATGAGAACTACCAATATACCTGAGTGGAAAGTAAAAGATTTTATTGTAAAAGATCTTGGTGTTTTATCTCAATATGCAAAGAACATGGGGTTTAGAATTGAATATGCTCGAAAGTTTGGTGATGATACTATTGATTATATAATGGATATGCTTGAAGCAGAAATGCAATCTTCAAAAAAATATACGCAACGAGCAATAGCAAATATAAAGTCTGATCTTTTAGCTGATTATGAAAGAGTGGCAGGTCAAATGACTAGAGAACCTAACAGATGGGATACAAAGTTTGCTCGTATATCTAAAAAGTTTTCAGGTGTTACCTATCTTACTGGTGCAGGTATTACTGCAGTAACAGAAACAGTGGCAATGCCTATACTTGAGCATGGATTTGGCAATGTTATTAAAGGTGTATTTAGAAGTCTTGATGGTAATTTTGATAAGATGAGACTAAATGCAAAACAAGTGTTGCATACTGGTGAAAGTTTGGAAATGGCTAGACCTATTGCTCAAGACAAATATCTTGGTGAAATGACACGACCATTGCAAATGGGGAAGATAGAAAAAGGTGCAGAGGCAATGGAAAACCTTTTTTATAAATTTAACTTTTTATCTATTGTTACAACGTTGGGAAAACGAGTTGATTCTGCTGTAAGAATACCAAAGTTTTACGATCAAATAAAAAATTATGATAGTCTTGATAGATTTGATATTGATGAACTTGAGAGATATGGAATAACAAGGGATCTTGCAAAAAGATTATATGAAAATGGTGCTTGGCAGTTTACTGATTCTGATACCCCTTTGTTAAATATACAAGGGTGGTCTACGAAAACTAAAGCTGATAGAGAGCTTAGATCACAAATGGAAACATATCTTAATAATGGTGCAAGAAATACTATTATGCACGCAACAGCATTTGATAGACCAACAATGGCAGATGGATTTGTATTTAAAAAGTGGAAACCATACATGGCAAAAATGGGAATACAACCTGATCCACGAGCATCTGTAGGTAAATTAGCAGATGGCACATATCGTTATCCTATTGCTAGAATTGAGTCAGGTGTAATGGCTTTTCCTTTTCAATTTTATAATTTTTCGTTTGCTGCAAATCAAAGGATATTAAGACCTATGTTTGATCCTAATAAAAAACATAGATTAGCAGGTGCTATTGCTCTTATGGGTATGTCATACTTAGTACTAGCCACAAGAAAACCTGATTGGTGGTTTAAGGATAAAGATTATTCAGAATTATTTATGCAAGTAGCCGATAGATCAGGAATAGCAGGTTTATATTCTGAAATTGCTTATAGAGGAATAGAAGCATCTGCTGCATTTGGGTTGCATAATCCTGATAATACATGGTTAAAAGGTAGATACAATGCTACTGGTTGGGATTCTGCATTTGGAATGTTAGGTGCTACACCAAACATGTATAGAGAATGGGTTGATGGTGCTAACGATCTTCTTAATGATAGAACAGAAGAAGGATTAAAAACATTATCATATAATGCACCAATATTAGGTTTGTTAGGATTAGATGATGATTTGCGATCTATTGCAGGTGGTAGAAATAGATAGACATTTGAAACAAAAACTAGTAAAGGTAAAAGCATGACTATAGCATTAAGTGCAAATACTCCACGAGTGAGTTACACAGTTAATCAGGGTGCGAGTCAAACCTCATTTGCTGTACCATTCGTATTTTTTACTGCATCAACAGATCTCAATGTTTTTGTTGACAATGTTGCACGGACATTTGATGCCAGTACATCAAACACATCTCTATATACTGTGAGTGGTGGCAGTGGTTCTACTGGAACTGTAACAACTTCTGTTACTGGTGCTACTGGTGGCAGTACTGTTGTCATCACAAGAGCAGTGCCATTGTCTCGTACCACAGACTTTCCAAGTTCAGGTGCATTTGAGATATCAAAACTAAATACAGAGTTAGATACTGTTACTGCTATTCAGTCTGATTTCAATGATTCTGCATCAAGAGCAATAAGATTACAAGATTCTGACAGTGCAGTATCTATGGAGTTACCATTACTGGCTAGTCGTAAAGGCACAGTTCTAGGATTTAATGCAAGTACTGGTGCTGCAGAGGCAGGACCTACAATTACTGCAGTGCAGTCTTTATCGGCAGTCACAGCATCTATTGCTTTATTAGGTACTTCTGCTGTTGTTGAGGACATGGGTTTACTTGCCACATCTGCGGTCATAGAAGATATGGGGATATTAGCTACGTCTGCTAACGTAACAGCTATGGGATTACTAGGAACTAGTGCTGTTGTAGCTGATATGGCTTTGTTAGGAACTTCTGATGTTGTGGCAGACATGGCATTGTTAGCTACTTCTGATGTAATAGCTGATATGAATACATTAGCAACAAGTGATATAATTACTGATCTTAATACACTAGCTACCAGTGACATTGTTACTGATATGAATCTATTGGCAACTAGTGATAATGTTACAGCAATGGGTTTACTTGGAACGTCAGGTAATGTTACGGCAATGGGTTTACTTGGAACAAGTGCTGTTGTTGAGGATTTAGGATTACTAGCTACAAGTACTGTCATTGAGGACATGGGAATACTAGCAACAAGTGCCAATGTAACTGCAATGGGATTGTTAGGTACAAGTGATGTTGTTACTGATATGGGATTGTTAGGTACGTCTGCAGTTGTAGAAGATATGGGTTTGTTAGGAACAAGTGCTAACGTAACAAACATGGCAACATTGGGTGCAAGTGGTGTTGTTGCAAACATAGCCACAGTAGCAGGTGCAAATTCTAACATATCAACTGTTGCAGGCTCAATATCTAATGTGAATACAGTAGCAAGTAACATAGCAACAATTTCATCTAAGGCATCTTTAGATGATGCAACTGCCTTAGCAATAGCTTTAGGATAAGGAGTAAAATATGGCAAACACATTCAAGGTAGTATCACATGATGTTATGCCTGCAACTGCAGGAACACCTGAGGATTTATATACTACACCAAGTAGTCCAAGTACAACGACTGTGGTACTGGGATTAATAATAGCGAATGTTCATACAAGCCAAGTAACAGCTAGTGTAAAGCTAGTATCTGATACAAGTGGTGGTGGTAGAACAGCTACGAATACAACGACATTCTTACTGAAAGATGCACCAATACCAGTTGGAGGTTCACTAGAGATATTATCTGGTAACAAAGTTGTGTTAGAAACTACAGATAAACTACAGATAGATTGTTCTGTGGCTGACAAGGTATCAATTACACTAAGCATAATGGAGATTACATAATGCCTTATGTTGGACAAACCATAACTGATGTATTTCCTACGTCTATAAATGTTGATACTGCAACGATTGCTACTGCTAATATATCTAATCAATTAACAGATGCTAATATGTCAGCAGGGTGTATTATACAAGTACTACAAGCTACAGATGAAGGACAACGAACAATTAGTAGCACTTCATATGCTACTTGTAGTAATACTTTATCGGTTGATATAACTCCTGCTTCAGCATCAAGTAAATTTTTAGTTTCTTTTGATACCGAATCTTATTTTGCTACAGACAATGTTTCCCACTATCTTACAATATATAGAGATTCAACTGATATAGGTAATTCTTCTGGATATGGTTTAGCAAGAGGATTTTCAAGTTCTTCTGATATTTCTATGGGTATGGATGGAACAATATTAGATTCACCTAATACAACTTCAGAAATTACTTATCAAGTTTATGCAAAATTAGCAAGTGGTTCTGGCCCTGCCTATTTTAATAGTCAAACAATAGGAACTTTAACTGTATTGGAGATAAAAAGCTAATGGCATATATAGGCACAAGTCCAAGCAATGGTGTTAGACGAATACATACCTATACTGCTACATCAGGACAGACTACATTTACTGGCAGTTCTACAGAGGGTGTTACTCTATCCTATGCAGATACAAACTACATAGATGTATTTCAGAATGGTGTATTGCTAGGTAGTGCAGACTATACAAGTACAAGTGGTACGTCTGTTGTATTGGCTCAAGGTGCTAGTGTATCAGACC